CACCGCCACCTCCACCGCCACCAGTATTAACTGTTGCAGCAGAACCATTAGTTTTATTTCCACCAGCTCCTCCTCCACCAGCTCCAGCGTTACCTGCAGCAGGTGCAGGACCATAAGATCCAGCTCCACCACCGCCAGCGTATGTTGTATCTGGCCCTAAAATTGTATTTGGAGCACCTGCTCCTCCATGTCCTCCACCAGGTCCATCTGTTCCAGCAGCGGTTGCTCCACCACCTCCACCACCTAATTGGCCACCTGAAGGATTTCCTGTTCCACCATCATTTCCTTGTGGGGGATCAGTTGGAGGAGTATTACCAGAACCGCCTGGATAAGATGGTCCAGCAAAATTAGCTCCACCTCCAGATCCACCATCTGCTCCTCGATTGCTTCCTCCAGTACCTCCACCTCCACCACCAGCTGAAGTGATTGTAGAAAATGTAGATGCGTTACCAGGAACACGAGTTGCACACGAACCTGGATTACTGTTAGTAGCACCTCCACCTCCAATTGTAATTGAATATTCTCCTAATCCTAAAGTTAAAGCAGATCCTTGTAATGGGCTTGGACCAAAACCAGAAGCACGATAACCTCCTGCACCACCTCCACCTTGACCACCACCTGCTGGTCCACAAGAATTTCCTCCAGAACCACCACCAGCAACTACTAGATAATTTACTGATGCTGTTCTTTGAATCCAATCATCTGATTTAACACTACTATAATGTTCATTTAATGTCCACATACCAGGAGCACCTTTAGTAGTTGCTTCTGGTTCTTTAATAATTATAACTCCAGATCCACCTTGTCCACCTCCAGTGCCGCTTTCTGCACCACCGCCACCACCTCCAGTATTAGCTGTTCCAGCTGCTCCTGAAGCTGGTTCTGGTCCTGGCTCTCCACCATGTCCACCACCTCCTGGTCCGCCAGCTCCTCCAGCACATGCTCCTGGTCCTGATCCTCTTGCTCCACCTCCGCCACCTCCAGCGTAAGTTACACAAGAACCTGTAATATTATTTGCTACTCCACTACCACCATCTCCAGCGACTACACTTGGTGCTCCAAATACTGGACTTGTTGCATTTCCACCAGCACTTCCTCTACCACCACCTCCACCACCTATACTTCCTCCTGGACCACCACCAGCTCCACCTGGATTTCCTTGATTTCCTGATCCACCTTGTCCACTAGGTGGAGATACTGCTCCTTCAATTCCTCCACCACCACCTCCAGATCCTCCTGGACCTCCTGGATTTCCTTGTGGGTTTCCATAATTTCCACCATAGCCACCACCATTTCCAGTAATGCTACCACAATTGTAATTAAAAACTGAATTATTTCCTACTACTCCATTTGATCCACAACTAGCAGATGGCCCACCAGCACCGCCAGCTCCAACAGTTATAGTATATCCTGTTCCACCAACTACAGGCACAGAAGATCCTCTGAGTGGGCTTGGTCCATAACCAGAAGCCTGATAGCCCCCAGCACCTCCACCGCCAGCTCTAAATCCACCTCCTCCACCACCACCTGCTACTACTAAGTAATCAACACTAGCTGTTCCTTGAGCAGTAAAAGTTCCTGATGAAGTAAAAGTAGTTGTTTTCTCTGGAAGCGTTATACATTTTGCTCCTTCTTGAACTGGTCCTATAATTCCGCCATTTGCCATAGCCTATAGTACCTCCTACGCGTCGTCTAATAATTCATATGATACGAAATAACTTAAATCATTTGCAGCTGAAGCTGTAAAATATAATAAGTCTGTTTCATCTAAATAGATTGGGTTTTCTAAAAAACTTAATGTTGCATCCGCTGGCACAGATATTGTGTTTGCTAATTTAACATAGTTAGAACCATTGTCGACACTAACTTCTATTGTGATATCAGCAGCATTTGAGCCATCTATGTTTGCAACTAAAATTGTGTTTATTTTTGCAACTTTATCTGCTGGAACATCGACTGCTTCTGTTCTTGATGTACCAGTTAAATTAGCAGTTGCGTTTTTAGCGTTAATTGTTGCTACGTTTACTATATTTGGTGTTGCCATATTATTCTCCTTTTATCCGAATACAATCGCCATTGCAATAGCTTTTCCTACTGATGCAGCACTAGAGTTTGCATCAATATATGTTACTAATCTTGAGGCAGCTACTTTTCTATTTGTACCACCTGCTCCATTATCTACTATAAATAAGTCAGCATCTACAATAGCTTCTCCTATGTCTGTGCCACCATCAATATCTAGGTTAGCTATAGAAAATCCACCAGCTGCAGCACCAACTAAAGTTTTAAAATCAGATGCAGGGACAGTTTTCATGGTCCCACCATCATTAACCACAACACCATCAGAGTCAGCTATAGTAATAGAACTACCAACTGAAGTGTCACCGTCTAATAAATTTAATTCTGACGCTGTAGATGTAACACCATCTAATATGTTAAGCTCTGATGCAGTAGATGTAACACCATCTAATATATTAAGCTCTGCTGCAGTAGATGTAATTGCTGTGCCATTTATAGCTAATTTATCTGTCACAACATTAAATGTGCCATTGTCTTCAATTCTAGCTACTTCTGTGCCATCTCTTTGTTGAAATATTAAATCTTTAGCATCAACAACTGGTCTAATAACTACATCACTTGATGAGTTAGATATTCTTAAAATTTCAGTGCCACCGTCTAAAAAGTTAAAATCACCACCATCTGCATCAAATTTAAGATCACCCGGTGCATCTAAAGTAACATCAGTTGCTCCATTTAATACAAAATCAAGAACAGTTGTGCCTGCTGCTTTCATAGTGATATTATCACCATCTGCATCAAGAATAATATCTGTTGTTGCATCAAGTGTGATAGTAGAACCTGAATCTATTTCTTCAATTACAGGTGTTGTTAAAGTTTTATTTGTTAAAGTTTGTGTTGCAACAAGAGATACTAAAGTTGAATTAGAGCCATCAGGTAATAACATTTCATTTGTAACACCTGCTGAGTGTGGTTGTGCTTTTAATATCTGGCCATGTGAATTATTTTCACAATTAAATTGTATGGCACCTGAATTTGAATTACCAACAATAGTTACATGTCCCGTTCCTTTTGCTAATAAATTTAAATCAATATTAGAGTCTCCACCAGTCGCTGATAATTGTGGTGGATTGCCTGTTGCAGCGTTTGTTACATCAAATTGATTGACTGCTGAACTTGTTGTTTGAAATATAATTTGTTCATTACCGTTTTCATCTGCAATAAAGTGTGCATCATCAATTAAAATATTTGCAGAGTTGGTATCTAAGTCACCACCTAATTGTGGTGATGTATCTTCTACTACATTTGATATTGCACCTGATGAAGCAAGTCCTGATACAACTGCTGATCTTGCAACTTTTTTAAGACCACCACCTGAAGTATCAACTGCTAAAAATACATCGTCATTAGCTATTGTAGAAATTTCAGATAGATCACCTACTGCGATAGAATTAAAGTTTGTACCATCTGCAATTAATAGATTACCTGCAGTATTTGTACCCATAGTAATATCATCACCAGATACTGTAAGATCTCCAGTCACAACTACATTACCACTAAATGTAGCTTTACCTGTATCTGACATGTCAAAAGTTAAAGCGGTAATAGTTGAACCACCGTCATTACCTTTAATTGAAAAATCTGCGTCTGAAACTTTTGTTTCTAATATAACATTACTTGATGAATTATGAATACGAGCCATTTCAGTGCCATCATCTTCATAGATAATACCACTGCCTGCAGTGCCAGCATCAAGAGTAATACCACCAGCAGACTCTATATTAATAGAATCAACTGCCGTTCCATCAGATACAATATCTAAATCACCATCAGCGTTAGATCCTATTGTTAAACCTGTGTCTCTAAAAGTTAGTTTATTTGCACCATTTAAAGTTAAACCTGTACCATCGGTGTGAGTTAAAGTTGTATCTGAATCTGCACCAAAACTTAATACAGAACTATCACTTAATAATTTAAGGTCATCACCTATAACAGCATCTTTTGCTACAGATAATCCTCCATCAGTTTGTAATGATCCATCTGTCGTAGAAGTTGCTTCAGTAGTATCATCTGTTTTTACGATTCCACTAGCTGTTATGGTAGTGGCTGTTAACGCTTGTGCAGCAATAGTGCTACCTGATAATGCCGTAAATGTATTTGCTGTAAATCTAAAATCATCTGCTCCAGCGATTGCAATATCTATTTGATCATCTGTATCTGCGGTAATTGTAGTATCTTGGTCTTCATCTAATATCAATGAATCACCATTGAGATCATAACTTCCAACACCACCTGTTGCAGTGTCTACAATGTTTGTTCCATCAGAAAATAATAATCTTGTCCCTTTATCAGACGCACCAAAAGTTATACCAGTTCCTGATGCAGTTTTAAATTGAACAGTAAAAGAACCTGATGTTCCATTTACTACAATATAAACTTTTTCAATTGAATCTGGAACAGTTACAATTTGATTACCTGTAATTGTTCCTGTTAATTTTATAACTGCATGTCTTGCAACAGATGTTGACTCAGTTGTATCACCATCTGTAATTGATAAAGTTGTTGTTTGCGCACCGCCAGCGATAGACTTTTCTACATAACCAGCGATTGCTTTTTCTACGATTTGTAAATTAGTATTAGTTTTTGTTCCCCATGTACCGGCATTTTCGCCGGTTGCCATTAGTTCTATACCAAGATCTGAAAATGTTGATGCCATAATTTAATCCTTAAGGTGTCGGTGAGTTGACTGGTATTCTAACTGTTCCATCAGTATAGTCATCTCTTCGTCTTCTACCTATTTGCTCTCCTCCAAATTTTTGTACTTCTTGTTGATATTTTTGTTCATACAAAGCTAACATATCTGCTGGCCCTTTTAAAAAACCATAGGTCTCTGCTAAACAACAATATAGCAGACCGTTTGGAAAATTCATACTAATATAATTAGTGTCATCATTTTCCAATAACGCTGGCGCTGCATTGTAGTGTATTTTGTATGCAAATGTTGCACTTGGTGTTGGTGATACAATAATAGATCCAGAGTTTGATGAGCTTTCTCCAGTTGCTCCTGTATCTAACATTGCATAATATTTTGGTGTTCCAGTAGATGTAGTTGCTGAAATATATTCTTCTAAAAATGTTATATCTCTTTTTTCTAAATAACTATTAGCACCAGTAAAAGTAGATCCAGTTGCAGTATAAACCTGCACTGCTCTGACAAATACAGCTCCTGCTGGCACAGTTACAGTGCCTGTTCCAGATGTAAAATTACCTGTAGCTGTTTTTCTATCAGCATCAATAGGAACGTCTCTAAAAATTCTATATTGCGCATTTAATATTATATTTTCTAAAACACTATCTGACAGCACTGTTGAACTAACTTCTGTGTAGCTTCTTATCTGTGTTTTTAATCCTGATGCACTTAATCCTGCCATTATGCTGATAGACTAACTGGTCCTGCAGACACAGTTGGTCCTCCTCCTTTTTCTGTTACACTTGGAGTTGCCCCCAAACTAAAAGTGTATTTATCTGTTGTTGTAACTGTTATACTAAATCCTGAAGAGTTTTCATAGGTAGAAAAAGAAACTCCACCTGGGCTACCCTGAACATTTCTAAATCTCACAGTATCACCTGACGTTCTTCCATGATTTATTTCTGTAACTGTAACTGTTTGTGAACTTGCAGTAATCGAAAAAGGATTACTACCTAACATGGCTGCAACCTCGTTTTCAGTTCTATCTGGTCTAACATCTCTTAACCCCTGTGCATCTCCAGATCTAGATCTTAACTCTAACTGCGGATGCTTTTCTTCATATTCTGATTTATGAACAAAATGACCGTTCCATTCTTTTACCATTTCTTCATACGGAAACGCCATGCCTGATCTATCAGATATTGCTTTTGATTTTTTTCCTCTTGCAAACGCCATTATGCTCCTGGGTAATAAGTTTTAGGTGTTATTATTGTGCTAGATGAAGATCCATCTTCAGCTAAAGCTCTAGCTAACTCATCTTCATAATATAGTTTCATGGCTTGTATTCTATCTGGTGCATACTTTTGCGCTAAATAGAAAGCTAAACCAGAAACCATACATGGTACAAATCTGTAGGGTACATCTGTTGCATCAGTATAAGTCGAGTCCGCATCTTGTATTCTTTTTACAAAAAAGATGTGCATGTCTTTTGATGCAGCTGTAGAGTCTGGTGCGGGATATACTGTGACAGTTGTTTTATCTATAAATCGTTGAACAAAGTATTGAGAGGGAGTTCCTTTAGATAATTTTCCTGATAAACTAGAATATGTAGATCTATCAATCTTTGTCATCGCTGAGTCTGATTGAGTAGTTTGAGTTCTATTCTGTCTAAAAGTTGCCTCCAATACATCCGCAACACCATAAGTGTTTGACCCACTTGTACCACCGACGGTCACTGAAGATGTGCCATCATCGGTAGATCTAAAAAAGGTGTATTCTACTTGGCCTTCAATAAGATCAATATTTGTGTCTCCTACTTCCCAATAGTGTAAACCTCTATTGCCCCATTCTTGAAAAAGAATGTTAAG